ATGAAAATCAGTGAAAGCGGTGTTAATAAACTTAAAAGTTATGAGGGCTTGAAATTGAAAGCATATCCAGATCCTGCCACTGGAGCAGCACCGTGGACAATTGGATATGGTCATACAAAAGGAGTTGAGTCTGGACAAGTGATAACTGTGCAACAGGCTGAGGAATTTTTACATCAAGATCTTATCCCTATTTATGCAGCGATTCAGCGATTAGTTAAGGTACCTCTAACACAAGGGCAATTTGATGCCTTATGCTCGTTTATTTTCAATTTAGGGATCGGCAATTTTGCTCATTCAACATTATTGATAAAATTGAATACAGGTGATTACCAAGGTGCAGCAAAGGAGTTTGTGAAATGGGATCGTGCCGATGGGGAAAAGTTAGCGGCTCTGCGTATGCGAAGGGAATCAGAGCAGAAAACATTCTTATCATGACATGATAAAATAAATATTATGGTAGTTTTTTAGGCTATCAGAAATAAAAAGTAGAAGTCTAATCTGATTATCACTAATAGCCTAATTGAATAAACGATCAATATGATAAGGAAATAATCCTTTGAATAAGTAATTTACCGTGAAATAAATAACTAAATCTCTGATGTACTATGTTGTAATACAATACGATAACCATCGATATCTTCAAAAGTTTTTCCGTTCTTATCCCAATAAGGATTATAAGAAGGAACGAGAATAAACCCAGCATTTTGCATCGATTGTACTTGCTCTTGCCATTCAAGCTCATCTTCAATATAAAATGCTAATAAATTATCTTTAGTTGGAGCCTTACCAACATGTGTATTGTGGTGATGAGTAAATTCAAGATGCCAAGAATGGTTGGGATGCCCTAGCATGATACCATCAAAACTATCGTGATCTTTGAATTCACCTAGTATGATGAAATTTAAGCCATGACAATACATTTCTGCAATTTTAGTAAGATTATCTGTTGGTCTGGCAATTCTAAGAATAGTTGATTTTTTCATATTTTTCTATGTGTTAAGGGGTCTTGGGTGAATAGATCTTATCTGAAAAGCATTTTAATTTTTTAGAAAAAAATGCTGGTCATGTACCAGCACTTTTTGTACTCATATAATATTCATAAATAAAATGTCAGTTTAATTAAGAATATTATTTAATATCAACATCAATAACTTGATAGAAAGCATTGGTGGTATCAGCAATTGTCCACACGCCGAGAATAACATGATAGCCTGAGCGATCGGGAATATCACAGTTCAGTGAGACAGTTTGGCCTGGCCTTTTTCCATTATCAAGGCGCTCACAGAAGGGTTTTAGATCTAATTGGGCGCGTGTTAGAGGTTTATTTGGATCCCAGCCAGGTTTGGTAATATAGAATTGCCATGAAGTGGTGCTATGCCGGGCTGTTATTGTCCAATTAAATTTGTTGATTCCTTTATTGATAGCGACATGATGCCAGCGGTCTGTACTTTGTTCATTGAGCTGTTTGAACTGACCAACACCACCACTGGCGATTTGCCCGTCTGGTGGTCCCCCTTGTGGGAAGCCTTTGGGGCCTTCAACCGATTGTGGTTCGTACGTGACAGGTCCGCAGTTTTTATTGATGCTTTTTTGGCATAAAAGTGCCCTGCTTGGTGGTGTGTCGATATATCCATGATTTGAATCTGGTTCAGCAATACTAGAGAATGGGATAGAACCAAAAGCCGTCAATCCCGCCAAAAGTAGAGACTTTTTAATATTCATGATGAATTTCCTATTTTTTTCCTTACTTGACTGTAAAATAAGTGAATTTACTTTCTTATTATTATATTAATCATTAATGAAATTTAAATTTCTTATCATGGAAGTGCATAGAAATATTTATAACAAAATTAGGTAATTATAAATACTTAATTTATGATAGAGGTATGCCAGAAAGATATTATTGAGAGATATAATTGTCATTGATTCTGAGACAATGACATATGGTAGGAAAAATCTGTTTTAGAAAATCTTTTTAACAACAAAAATCCCTCCCTGAATTCAGGGAGGGGAAGAGCGAAATAAGAAGCAAATGAGGGTGTACTAAACAAGTAGGATTTTGAGTACACCTAAATAAGGTAGCCCCAAATTGAATAATATGCAATAAACTAAACTTAAACAAAGAGTGAGGGTAATAAAATCAACATAGGGTTAGATATATGATCCAAGTGGGTGAAGATAAATATTGGACAAAATCGATGCTTGTTCAGCAGCTACAAAAGATAGGCATAAAACAAGGTGATGTTGTTATGGCTCATGTTGCTATGCGATCTGTTGGCGATTGTTTGAATGGTGCCGATGATCTTATCCAGGCTATTTTAACTGTTTTGGGAGTTGGAGGAGTATTATTGTGTTATACAAATTGGGAACAAAATTATGAAGATAGTTTGGATGTAAGAGGTCATGTTCCATCAGAATTAAAATCTGAAATCATGCCATATGATCGATCATTTTCACGAGCAAGCAGAGATCATGGTGTATTCACTGAGTGTGTCAGGACAACCAAAGGAGCTATTCGAAGTCAAAATCCTGGCGCTTCTGTAGTCGCTATTGGAAATAGTGCTGAGTATTTTGTAGAGAATCATTCATTAGATTATGGCTATGGTAATGATTCACCATTTGCAAAATTGGTAGAGCGTCAGGGAAAAGTTCTTATGATTGGCGCTCCATATGAAACCATGAGCCTTTTGCATCATGCTGAGTATTTGGCAAATATTCCCAACAAGCGTATTAGAAAAATGGAGATCCCACTATTGCAAAATAACCAAGTAGAATGGGTGATGCTAGAGGAATTTGATACTGTAGATCCTGTTTGTGAACAATTTAATCAAGGTTATTTTAAAGATATCGTTGAACATTTTTGCCATGCGCACTCAGAGGTGATTATTGAAGGCATCATTGGATCTGCTAATACACTGCTTGTGCCTGCTAAAGAGATATTGGATTATGCAGTATATTGGATGGAGAATTATCGATCGTGACATCAATTCAAAAAAATATATCAACTCCTATAAATTCACCTGACAACATGGAGAAATATCAGAATGCTAAGAACAACGATGGCTCGCAATTCATTAATGTCATATCGAAAATCTATTTTATTCATTAATATAATAATACTGAATAGTTATTAAACGACCATAATATTACAGGGTTAAATATTCCTGCCAGCGTTCCCACACATGTTCAAGAGCAATGTATGGGTAACCTCTTCCTCTCCCTGAACTTTATCTATATTCCGTAAGGAACAGTTATGCATGTGCTGTTGCCACGGATGTCTTCTACTTCTTTTCTGAGCAAAGGAGTGTCTTTTTGTTCTGAAAATGTATAGGAGTGAATAAATAAACAATTATTCTAATAAATTTTAATTTGAAATCATCGAAAAAAACAGCAAGAAAAAAGAAGTTTCACACGCCTTTAAACAGCAATAAAATTCATTCAAAAGTTAGTGGATCTTTGCCACTTTCCGACTGTCATTTTACCAGAATTTTACCAAGAGCAAATTCCAGCCATAAAAAAACCAACCTTAACAGGTTGGTTTTTCTAGGGAAATTTGGTCGGCATGATAGGATTTGAACCTACGACCCCCGACACCCCATGAAGGCGATTATTTCACTCTCAAAGCCTTATGTAGCAAGGGCTTAAGGCGTTTTGACTGGTTTTGCAAACAGTGCATAATCTGCAAAATTCGTGCTTTATACATCAATGAGTTAGACTCTATTTTACCATGCTAAATGGCTATCTCTCCGTGAGGAACTTCTACCCATTTAACATGGTTCTGAGTATAGACTTTTGTCGATTTTGCATCACTGTGTGCCATACGTGCTTGAGGGTCTAACCCATTAGTTTTAAACATGTGTGCAGCCAATGCCCGGATTTCGTGAAATGTCGGTCTTTCTGCAATCGGCAAATGTGCAGCAACGCCCACTTGATCTCTCAATGCTGAAAATGCCCGACTCAGATAGTCTGGTGCAACTTGCGTAGGATGGTGGACTTCTGAGCTAATCTTGTTCGGTCGCTTGATTGGCAAGCGATGAACAACATACGGGCTAGCAATAGAATCCCGGCTATCATCAATAATCTGTTTTAACTTCTCTCCGATAGGAATAGCAACGTGAGACGCTTCTTTATTCTGAATTTTTTGCCTGTGAATATAAAGCATCCCATAAATGCCATTTTGTGGTTCTGGATACCACATACAACCACAAACACCTTCTTGGGGGGATTTGATGTTGTATCTGATACGCGAAACCTCTAATCTGGCCTGAGTGGTTTGCAGTGCTAGATCCATTGCTGTTCGTAACCACGGTTCTGCAGCGATACGTATCTTTTTAAAGTCTTCCAGTGATAATCGGCGGCGCATTTTTTTATCTGTCCGTTTACGTTTCTTGCGTTCTGCTGGATTATCAAACATTAGAGATTCATCAACGGCATAGCTAAAGAGTTTCTTTAAAAAAGATACCTTTCTGTTTTGGACATTAGCAGATGCCTCTGTATGGTATTTATTGAGATATTCGTTAACATGCTCAAGAGATATTTCCATACACGGAATATCAGCAAAAAACTCTTTAACTCTTTCAATATTGTTATTCCAGTCAGCAAGGGTATTTGCTGCGGGTTTTTCATCCAAAATAATTCTGTCGAAGAGTTTATCAACATGATCAGAGAAAGGTAATGATTCACCAAATTTACCGCCTGATTCCTTAAGTAAGGAAGAAATACAGACGGATTGTTCAGGTCTCATCACATTGTTGTATTCTCTGGCAATAGCGATAGCGACTGCTTTGTCGCCACCAATAAACTTACGTTTTCCATTAACAAGAGTTAACCGATATTCATTTTTGGATTTATCAAAATAAAGATAATCAGGTAAGTGCCTGAATTCTTTTTTTCTTGGACGTCCAGCCATTTTATGAATCTTTTATTAACTTGTTTACTTGTGATGAAATAAGAGAATCAACTCCCCATCTTTCTGATGAGTAAACCCATGCGGAACCATCGACAATTTTCCCTCTTAATTGGCCTATTTCTATCCATCGTTTAATGGTTCGGTTATCAGGTATTGATCCTATTTCAAATTCTCTGTTACCCCATGCGCTGGCTTTCATTAATTTATCATGTGAAATAGTTCCGCGATTTATTTTCATGGTCTTGGTCTTGCCTCATCATCGATAGAATGATCCGATCAGCAGTGTCACAGGCGCGAATAATATCCGCCTGATCACAGGGCGTGTTTTTGACGCTGGCGGCTAATCGTCCCAGTTTGATATCGAAAGCTGTTAATAGTTGTTGTCCCGGTTGCCAAAGTTGCATGATGGTGCTCCGTTCGGTGGGTGTACCATCATGCTAGTGATTACGTGGCTAAATTTCTGATTATGCTTAATCAGGTTTACGGGGGAGGGATGAACAGTGGTCGGCTTATATTCAGCGGGGGCATTCGCATAATATCGGTTAATGACAGCGTTTTCTTGTTGCGATATCAGCATCAGGTTTTCAATGACACAGTTTCGTTTATTGTCATCAATAAATTTAATCACGCCGCCTTTGGGGATCTGCCCATAATGTTGTTCCCAAACTACCCGATGTTTCAGTTTCCATTTATTGGGTTCAGCCACTTTTATTTTGATATAACCGTCCTTGGTCACGGCTTCACTGCCGATAGCCAGATAGTTATGGGGACGGTTATTTTTCTTAAATGATCTTGAATTTGAACCGGTTAACCCTTTTGTGCCTTTATTGGCCGGAGAGTGGCCTTTCACAAAACAGCCGCTGCGGCCTGTTTTCAACTTTAAGCGTTTCCGTAACGCATTAATGGCCTCAGAGGAACGGGTCACATTAAATTGCTGGTTAAAGGCGAAGGTGAGTTTATCCAGCCGCAATAAATAATGTTGCCGCATCCAACCTTCCATTTCAGGAGTATAGACAAAATGCGCCATTATTTAACCTCCAGGTATTTGGGGGCGGATTGAATTTCGTTATCACCCAACATTTTTTGCACCGTGAGTGCCAGCTTGCCGTTTTCCACGATTTGGTTGGCGACATCCGAAACGGCCTTCGCACGGGCAATTTCAGATTTGAGTTCTTCACCTTTCAGCTCTTCATCAGAGAGGCGTTCTAACTGTGCAAACAGATGATTGTGTAGATCTTCCAGATTGTTTTTCATCGTACTGGCCCTCTTAATGTAATTGACCGTGATGAGTACCGGAATTTAGTTGGTTCATCAGGGTAGTTGCTAGTTGTTCCAATATCGATTTTTCCATTGGCGCGAGATCATCGGAACCATCGGCTGACCAAGTGACTTCACACTGCTTGATTTCTTCGTTATAAAAGATACTGGCTTCAAGTCTTGCTGCCATTGTATGCTCCTCAATGCCCGAATCATCGGGCATAAACTGATGGTTAACGAACCTGCAAACTTCTTTCCCCGATTTCGATATGCGCACCCGGTACGGCTTCACCACGTTCAATCGCTTCTTTAATGGCTTTTTTGTCCGGTGCGGTAATGGTTTGAACATCCACTAATTCATCGGGCAGTAACATCTCATTATCGATAATGATCCTGGCGACGCCCTGACGCGCACTAAAGGTATTTTTCGTGGTCTTAAGGCTGTTCAGTTCTGCTTTCAGTAAGCAATCCAGAATGTACTTCTTAAGGTGTTTGACCTGACCTTCAAAGGATTTTTTACGTTCAGTCAGTCGCTTGGCCTCATCGTCCAGCGTTCTGGCCTGTCCTTCAAGGTTACGGACATGGATCATCACCGCATCCAGTTTGTCACCCAAAGCACCTTCAATACCTTCAAGTGTGTCGGCGATGGCTTCCGGTGAAAATTCACCGGTGGTTATCAGTTTTTGCAATTGATCATAATCAGCAGCTAATGCAATAGCGGTGGTCATTGGTTTGCCTCTTCCAGTTTGGTTAAACAATCTTTCTCAATTTCAGTCAAACGACGTAAGCGGCCCGACAGATAACGTTCATACTCTTTGTCACCGAGCGACTTCGCGTTCTTGAGATGTACGTCGATTTCACGGGTGAGCGTGGATGCAATACCCCTCAGCTCATTTTTAGTGATCGCCGTTTTCATGGTTTCAGTGTTGCGTGCAAACTTGTCGTCCAGTTCCTTACGCAGACGGGTGAGATCTTCGGCTTTGTCACTCGCGGCCTTGATACCAAATTCAATCTTGTTTTCAGCCAGATATTCTGGGTTATCGTACATACCCATAAAGACATCGGCACTGAATCCCAGCATGGATAAGGCTTTTTTAATGGCATCTGTCAGACTCTTTTTAATCACTTCGCCATCTGTTTTTATGCCATTTTTAGTCTTATAGCGGTAAGGTGTTGCACCGTAACTTTCGATCTCACCACGAGTGCCGTCCCCAAGCGGATACCACAATAAGATCTTGATAGAGTGGTTTTGTTCACATATTAAAGTGCCATCGCCATCACGCAGTAAACGAAAACCCGTTTGCTTGTTATTGGCGTCATAAACAGGTTCAGTCATTGGAGCACCGTCCAGCATCTTGTCTTCCAGAACCTGATATCCCCAACTACCACCTGCTGGGCCAAATTGCTCAGTTGCTCGCATCAGCATATAGTTACTATTGATACTGGTGCCGGTATAGCCTACGCCTTCCAATGGTTTGGTAAAGCGTGGATCGGTACGTTGAACCGCTTTCCAGATGCGAAGGTTGGCCTGTTGTTCATTACCCTGCGCCTTAATGGTTTCTTCCAACAGATCAGCACGGTGCTGGAAATTATCATTACTGGCGTTTTGTCCACTGACTGACGGTAATGGGGTGATTTCATCATTTGCCGCCGTTTTTGGTGCGGTATTCTTGGTTTTCGGTACGATTTTCTCTATTTCTGGTTCGTTTTCATTAGCTTCTGGCGCTATTTCTTCAGTTTCCGGTACGGTTTCCTTTTTGGCTGGTTTGGTCTTTCTGGTTTTACGGGGTTTAGTTTCGCTTTTTTCCGCTTTCACTTCGGGTACTGTCTGGGTTTCAACTTCATCGGCCGTGATGTTTTCTGCTGAGGTTTCTGGTATTGATGCAGGCTCGTTAGGCTTATCCTGTAATTCAGCGATGCTAGTGTCACCTAAGGTATGGTTTAAAAATGCTTTCATCGCGTTAGCATCGGCCAGAAATTCAGGATGCTGTTTACCTTCGCGCACGACCTTGAAAATCGTTTCGCGTGGGATAGACAAAGCGTCGGTTCTGATACGAAATGCCGTAGACCAACGACGCCATACCTCATCGTTATCGGCCATCAGCTTTTTCGCGGCACTCATTTCCCTTGAGCGGATCTCCCAGCAATAAAAATCCCCATCCACTAATGCCAGCGCAATTTCTAAATCCAGAGTGGTATAAGTGTGGGTAAACCCACGCTCATGAATTTCAGGGGCTTGGGCAGATTTGGGGCTTCTGGCCTGCCATGTTGTGCCATTGAATTCATATTCAGCAGCAAACTTCTCATCAAATTTACCCACGGGTGGGCGAGGAGAACCGACCCGGTCTTCACAAATAATCGGGGTATCGGTGTTAAATTTATCCATATTCTCCGGGTACTCATCACCCAGATGAACGATGGCTAATGCTTTAGCCATTTTGATGGAGTTGGCTTCAAGGGCGATGGCTAAAGATACCGCACCGTCCTGTTGAGCCTCCTGGATCGGCTCAAATACACAAACATAAGTTGTCATGGGTCTTGCCTCTTGTTAATTGCCTGTTTTAGCCAGTCTGATGGCTCTTCGAATGCCGGCTTTGGGCAGTCGGAAAGTGGAATAAAGATCCTTGACGGGATTGGCGTAAACCATCCCCGTAGTCGGGTAATATTCCACCCGTCGCTTTCCGCCAAGAAGGGATATATGAGTTATCCCTCCCACGAAATCACTGTTGTTTTCATGTTCAACAGCGGTTAAGCCAGCATCCAGAATCATTTCAATAACATCATTGATGTTTTGCATCATTCCTCCGGGGCTAATAAGGAAGCTCCATATCGGCAGCGGAAACAGGTTGACCTTCGATGCACCACAGTGACTGGATACGATCTTCAATTAGGTTCACTTCTACCTGCGCCTTAGCCAGAACCTTTTCTTTTTCAGCCTCAAGCACTTTGATCTGTGCCTGGACGAGATCAGACTTGTTGACTGACGGGAGTGTGATTTCCACGTCATGCTGAGAAACTAATGCCCCCCAAAAGGAAGTGTTAACCGGTTTATTGGTGAACGTGGTGAACTCAACTTGCCTGTCAAAACCTTCTTTGGCATACACATAGAGGGTGATTTTGAGTGTTTTGGATTGTGCTTTCATAGCAACTCCTATATATTGTCGTGGATCGATGAGTCATCATTGGTCTTGCCTCTTCGACGGATTGGTCTCCGTCGTAAGAAATCCCGATAGCTTTGGTCGGCGACTCGGGGTGAAAGAACCCACTTTGGTGGGTTTTTTTACGTCTGTTATAAAATGCCCGTTTTTCTGGGCTGTCAGGTTTATTGTTGCTTCCTACGTACCATCAATTTGATGGTGGTCTCCGTACTAAAAAGTGCTGGTTACGCTATCCAGCGTCGCTTTACCCTGGTCAAGGCTGACGACCGGTTTAGTTGCCTCTTACGCTTCACTCTATGGTGATTGGTCTCTTCAACTGGCTCCCTGGTGTTGGGATAAAATCAGTCGCATCGAGTGGTAATCATGGCAGGTCGCAATGAGCGCTGCGGTTCTCCTCCTCTATGACAACTGAAACGGTAAATTCGGTTTTGAACACTTAACCTAAACGGCTGCTGTGCCGTATTGTCTGAGCAAATCATCTACCTCTTCATATGCCGGTAGCGGCTCTACTTCGTGGGCGTCCTGCCTGTTTGCTGATGGGATTAAGTTTAGTAATTGATAAACTAAAAGTAAAGTAAAAATTAAACAAAGGAGGGAGATTGGTTGGTGTTTTAAGACTAATTAATTGATTTTATTGATTATATTTTTATTATTGGAATATAGGGTAGAGTTTGGTTTAGCCTTGTTAAGGAAAATATTGGGTAGGTTTAGTTGTAGATAGTGCACGTATGCCTGATACGACTATCTATTCATCTAATTAATTATGAGTAGAGATGTTTGGGTGATGATATTATCTGGAATAATAAGTACTAAATTGATAAATAAGGAAAAAGTCAGTTAATGACTCTTTCCTATGCTTTCTTTTGCTTCTTTTTATGTAATAATTCTTCTAGTAAATTATCATAGTGCTGTTTTTTCTCTTCAAGATTTTTTATCAGAGCAGTAGCTTCACTATCTGGCAATTCCTCAAATAATTCCAACAAAACTTTTTGTCTAGGTGTTAATGTAACTTGTAGCGGATTGATTAACTCTGTGTCGTTCGAATCAACATCCAGATAGCCTTCTGGCATGTGATAGTCCCTTTCTAGTCGTCTCGCCGCCTTTTCACCAAAAGATGCCTTACCATTCATGAGCTGTGATAAATAACTCTTCTCTTTTTCAGGAAGAGTTTTGTCGGAAAACCAAGTTTTTAGACGTTCTTGTCTGATATTTTTAATACTCATTTTCTTTCTAAAGCTCCATATATATATAGGGATTGAACTGCTTTTGTAGCATCTAGATTGTGATTAGTAATTACTAAACAAGCAAATACTTGACAAATGTTTAGTGTTTATTAAACTCTTGTCATTTCCAACGAAGAGGTATCTATGAAACTCAATGATTACATTTCTACTTTGAAACGTGGTGAAGCTAAACGCCTTGCCGAGAAACTTGGTGTATCCAGTTCCTATTTGTCTCAAATGGCGCACGGACACGCACCGGTTCCTCCTGCTAGATGTTTTGATATTGAAAAAGCCACTGATGGAAAAGTAACAAGGCAAGATCTCCGTCCCCATGATTGGCAAAAAATATGGCCTGAAATGAATATAACTGAGGTATCAGCCGAAATCTGATTTTTAATAATCAACATTAAATTGCATCAGGAGACAAAAATCGTGGAGCAAAGCATGAGTACGCTCAAAGCTGAAGTTGAGGCTTGGGCAATGGAGAGAGGTCAGGAGCATGTAGCCATTGAAGTCAGTCGTATGTATTTCCTGCTGTATCGCGGTGGTTCTCAATTCCGGTTACACCAGATTGAAGATGAATTGGGAAATGCTGACTGGAAAGCGATAAATAATAACCGTCAACAGATTTTCCGGTGGTTACGCAGCGATTCGAATGCGGCACAACGTAAGATCACGGAACTGTTGCCAGCGATTGAAGCAGCGTTACCGGCAGAACGGAGGGCAAGGTTAACGAGTGAAGATAGGTTGAATTATCTCGCCTCGGTTGCGATTAGAGAATTTGCCGCCGCCATGAGTGAAACCCTGTTAGGAGGGCGTGACATGTCACACCGAATAGCTATAGCCATATCCGCGTTAAATGCCATTGAACCGCGTCTGACCAACGTGCATTAACGAGAGGCAAGACCAATGATAAAACCCATCGATAAGATCACTTATCGCAATGGCTTTCGCCGGAACGATAAGCCTGCCACTTTTGAGGAAGTGTCAGAAATTTATGAAAGCCGTAAGGAAGCGGCTCTGATTGGCTGGGAGCAGCACAAAAAGCAGAAATCCCGGTCGCAGAGCCAGAATGAGTAAGGGCGTGGTATGAATTTGTTATTGTTAAAAAGTCGCCCTTTGGTGGTTATTCCTGAGCTGGCTATGCGCTTGGGATTGAACGAGGCCATTATCTTGCAGCAGATCCAATATTGGCTGACGGAGACATCGTCCGGTGTTGAGGCCAATGGCTGCCGCTGGATTTATAACTCAGTTGAGAAATGGCAGGAGCAGTTTCCCTTTTTATCTGTATCCACCATTAAACGGGCGCTGGGGAATTTGAAGAAGCTAGGCGTGTTGCGGATTGAACAGATTAATAAATCCAGCCACGACCGGACCAATTATTACGCAATCAATTATGAACATCCATTGTTAGCCGATAAGGTCAAAATGACACCATCGAACGGTGCAAAAGAAGACAATCGAACGGGTCAGAATGATCTTATCGACGAACTCAATTTGAAACACTCCAACGGGTCAGAATGCGCCGTTCTGAATGGGTCAAATTGGTCTGATCTTACAGAGACTACAACAGAGATTACTACAGAGAGTACAACAGAGACTAACTCTTCTTGTCAGGTTCCCGTGGAACCCGACCACGAACCCGCCCGACAGGTATTAATTTATTTCAATCAGGTGACGGATTCTAACTACCGTGATGGCAAAACCACGATGGGGTATATCCGTGCGCGGTTGGGTGATGGTTATTCGGTGGAAGATTTAATGTTGATCACTGACTATCTGACCACCAAATGGCGGGATGATGGCAAGATGCGGGATTACTTACGCCCGAAGACCCTGTTTGGCCCGGAGAATTGCACGGAGTATTTCGATAAAGCGTGCAAGTGGGACAAAGCGGGACGTCCTGCCTGTGTCAATGGTCGCTGGCTGAAAGCCGGAGAAACGGGCATCACCATTGATACCGTGGAGCGTGATGCTACGTTCCGATTATTGTTTTCAACCGGCTGGACCCCGACAAACCGTATTCAGGAACTGGCACAACAACTGGCACGTAAAGCCGGGATAGGGCGGATGAGCGAAGTCCCGGCATTAGCGGCTTGGCGGGGGATCTGGAAACAGGCCGCAGAACAAGCGGCGAAAGAGCAGCACTCTGGCCAATAGCAAAAATGCTTTCTGACCAAAAGCGGAAAACCAAAAACGAGGCAAGACCACATGGACAACGAAAACGATGTCAACAAGCTGATCCTGGATAACCGTCATCATGTCGATGATGGCTGTGATCATACTGACCGTATTCTTTATGATTTAAATCAAGCAGCACGGGCACGTAGTCGCCAGCCTTACCAACCTAAGCCAAAACTTATTCCGATAGCAAAACCTGCAACTATCGCTGAACCCTGCATCAACATTGGGAAGCGATTTAACTATGGACGGAATATTGTCCGGGGGATGTATGAACTCACCCAGCTTGGCAGAACGGCAGAGTACATCGCCATGTTGCTCCGTATGCCGTTGGGCGATGTCCAGCGGGTGTTATTACGTAATACGCCAGTTCAAAAGGCAGTCTACAAACAGGTGATGGCAGCGCCTAAGCCGATTGAAAAAGAAGTTATCAAACGACTTTCAGCGGAATCGAAGGAATAGCCATGCGCCAGCAATCGAACTATTTACCTGCTGGACTGCCACACAATCGCGGATTGTGGACACAAGAACAACGTGAACTGGAAAATCTGGATCTCAAGGCCAGCCGGTTAATCAAACAGCTCAAACGGCGGAAGATCGACAGGGTAGTTATTTTCAGAGAAATCGAACAGGCCGCTGAGAAATATCAAGAATTTTTTAAAACACGCCTGAATTACTGGCGTGGCGTAATGAGACTCCAAACAAAGGAATAACGATGTTAAATGCCATAAACCAAAAGAATCTGCCTGTTATCGCAGGCATTGAAATTACCACCGATGCGGAAGGGCGCTTCAATCTGAATGCGTTGCATAAGGCAAGTGGCGCTGGCGCCAATAAAGCACCTGCACAATGGCTGAGAACCCGTTCGGCTAAAGAACTGGCACAGGGATTAATCGATATGCAGAAATGCACATCGCCTGTTAATGCGATAAAGGGCGGAGAGATGCAAGGTACTTTCGCCCATGAACTGCTGGCTGTTTCCTATGCCGGTTGGATAAGCCCGACATTTCAATTGCAGGTTAACCAGACCTTTATCGACTACCGTTCTGGCAGACTGGCGATACCGCAATCCGCTTTACCCAATACCAAACAACTGGCGTTGATGGTCATTCAGGCCGAAGAAGAAAAAGAGCGCCTTTCACTGGCTGTGAATCAGTTAGAGCACCAGATTTTTGAGGATGCGCCGAAGGTCGAGTTTCATGACCAAGTATCAGCTTTACACGGTGCGCTCAGTATGGCGCAGACTGCTAAGATTTTGGGTACGGGCAGAACCCGGCTGTTCGCGTTTCTGAGACAAATCGGCTGGATCACCCGCCGCAATGAACCGTATCAGGAGAAAATACAGTCGGGACTGATGGATGTGAAATTAGGCAGCTGGGAACATCCAGAACGCGGCATTCAGGAATGTGTGACGTCACTGATTACGGGCAAGGGATTAACCCAATTACAACGACTGTGGGCACTGAGAAATCAGGCTAACTGAGAGAGGCAAGACCAATGAAACAATCAAACCGCTTTTTACACTACCTGAAACAAGAAGTGATTGGTTACTGGCAGATTTTCACCGATGAAGAGTTCCGGCTCCATATGCTTGCTTTGTTTCTGCTGCTGACATTTCCAATTTCATTGCCTGTATTGGCACTGGTTCGGTTTGTTCATGATCGGTTGGGGAAATAAGCATGAAAACGCAAAATATGGAAAATAAAGCATACACGGCTGAATTGGAACTAACCGGGTTTATTCTCTATGGCAACTGTGATTTTCGGGCAAGTGGGCGTATTTACCATGATGTCCATCAGCGCTGGTTTGATGGTGCTGAAATCATTACATCACCGGTCGAAAATATTCATACCTTCAATGCCGATGGTTTTATCCGCACCCGCAACTCGGTGTATAAACTCAGGACGCCTAACAATGGCTAAATCTCCCGCAGAACGGAAAGCCGCCCAACGTCAGCGCCAGCAGAGTGCTGGCGTCACTAAGATCGAATTGTTGCTGGATAATCAGGAGCTGGCAATGCTGAAGCAAAATTGCGCCATCCGGCGACCGGGCAGAGACCCTTACGATGTGAACGAATATCTGACGATGTTAATCCGAATGGATGACCGTTCATTAAAAAAGCAGCTTGCCAAACTACAGCATCAATGTTGTGAAAAGTGCGGTGAATCGCTACCCGTGACGGAATGCTGTTTTTCAGGTGAAGCGGCCTGCTGGAATACATGGGGCTGGCATGAACTGAAATTAACGTTATAAAGCAGTGTTGCGTATTACGCGGCATATTATATAATGCGTAGTGCGCAACACCCTAAAGGCATAAGATGACATGATAAAAAGTTTTAAGCATAAAGGGTTAAAGAAATTCTTTGAGACTGGCTCTACGGCAGGTATTGATGCTAAACAGGTAAAGAAGATCAGTTTGCGTTTAAGTGTTCTCGACTTAGCAAAAGAAGTAAAAGATATCGATGTCCCCGGTTTCTTTTTACATCCATTGACCGGGGATAAAAAAGGGCTGTGGTCAATCACGGTAACCGGGAACTGGCGCATCACCTTTGAATTCATTGAGGGTGATGTGTATGTCGTCAACTATGAGGATTATCACTGATGAGCACAATGTACAATCCGCCCCATCCGGGCGAGCTGATAAAGGAAACGATGGAAACCTTGAATCTCAGCGCCAGAGCGTTGGCGAAAGCACTGGATGTTGCGCCGTCTACGGTACAACGGCTAATTAGCTGTCAGTCCGATGTTTCTCCTGAAATGGCAGTACGCCTTTCAATGGTGATCGGCAGTGCGCCGCATGTGTGGCTGGGCATGCAGAATGCCTATGATATCTGGCATATCAAGCAAAGTCTGGATACTTCCCGCTTACAGAAATTGTCGGTAGCATAACGGATTATAACCCGCTAAAATCATCTCCATCGGTCTGAACATCCGAACCTAAACATATGCTGCTGTGCCATTACCTTAAGGGATCAAGAATGGCGCAGCATAGTTTTATCAAAATTTCCGACGACACTCTGAGACCGGCTACTCCGGCCGCCAGAGAATACCTGCATTCGAAAATCAAATGCGGCGATGTGCTGCAGGCTGATTTTAAGAAAGCCCGTAATCCCCGTTTCCACCGCAAATACTTTGCCCTGCTGAATCTCGGTTTTGAATACTGGGAACCCACCGGCGGCACGATTTCCCCCGAAGAAAAAGCCATTGTACGCGGTTACGTACAATTTCTGGCTCACTTCGCTGGCAGTGAAGGTGCCTTACAATCTGCGGCTGATGAATACCTTGCTGGCTTATCCAAAAATCGTGCTCACAATATTACGGCCACTAAATCCTTTGATGCTTTCAGGCGCTGGGTGACGGTGGAATCCGGTCACTATGACACCTATGAAATGCCAGATGGCAGCGCGTATCGAGAACCCCGCTCAGTTAGCTTCGCCAAAATGGACGAGCTGGAATTTCAGGCACTCTATCAATCCACACTGAACGTGCTGTGGAACTTCATCTTGTATCGCAATTTCCCTACCAGAGGCGCTGCTGAAAATGCGGCGGCTCAGTTGTTTGATTTTGCGTAAGGGAGAGGCAAGACCAATGACCAACAGTGAAAAACAGTGGCTGTCAGATGTCGCCTCACTCGGCTGTATTGTCTGCCGAAATCTGGGACTGGGTGCATCACCTGCGGAAATTCATCATGTACGAACCGGGCAGGGAATGGCACAACGTGCCGATCATTTCTCCGTTATGCCGTTATGTCCTCGCCATCATCGGGCGTGTTACCCAACCGGATTTCATGCTGCACCGAAAACATGGCAGGCGTTCCACGGGACAGAAATTGAGTTATTAGAACAGGTTAAAACGGAAGTGAAAGAGGTACAGTTATGTCGGGTGTAAAGGTTTCAGTTAATATCAAAATAAGGGGCGCAAAATGATTTATCCGGCAACATGTGGAAAAGGTGAAGAACATTTGAGGCTGCGTACCCTTGAAAGTGTATGGATACGAGGGCAGTTAAGTGTATGGGGAAACTGGTCTGCTATTCGTAAAGTACCGCAGACAGCAGGTATTTTTTCCCGCTTACTGTCAGAGCCGGTGATAAGTAAAAAAGCCTTACATATGGCTATGAAGAGAATGAAGCAGGCGGGTCTGACAAAAGAAGAGTTATTGCAGATTTTTGGTCAGATAAAAGATAAAAAAGCAATTAGTAGATTATGGTTCTGTACCGATGCGGAAGGGTTAAAAATGGATACTGTGATTGGCCGTGTAATGGAACATGATCCCGGTTTGTTGAATATTTTGAAAGAGCATTATATATACAAGAAATCTTATTATGGCATTGCCTCTGAAATGTACGAGCGCCATCCTGATACGTCACTGTCAACCTGTCGCCGCCGTGTTGAAAACTGGTTAAGAGTAGCGGAATTTATGTTATATCGGCCTATGTGTGATGAATTAGAAAGACAAGAGGTTATGTCGATTAAAAAAGTTTGACTTTTTGAGCAATCGAGTTAATATCTTCATATAAGCTTCGCGATGTTTTATCCGCAAGAAGCGAAAGGCCAAATTAAAGAAGAACCTGCCCAGAGCAGGTTTTTTTACGCCTAAATAAACATAAGACTTGCTGTTGTGCTTGGTCAGAGTTACATGTGTGTTCACGCCGACTAACTGACCAAAAGGTTAAAATTATCATGCTAAAACATGAAGATATGACAACAACAGCCGCTTGTGTTCTGGAAACAGTACCTCTGTATGATTGGGCGTCTGTTGCCGATATTTCCACCCTGACGGGGCTATCCGTGCCGCGTTGCCAATTACTGTTAACTCAATTTTGCCTGGCTGGTTTGATGGAAAGCCGGGACAACGACACGTTTTTTAAACGTTACCCTTGATGGGATAGTTTCTTAAGAGGTAAGCAGCTGGGGGATTTGAGAACGCCAGCCGCTTACCTTGTGGTTATTCCAGAGAATAAGCCAGCGTCGATTTATGGAAAAATATTGTGAATTTAAGTGGTATCACATTAATTAACGACGACTCTCTGAAATTTATCAAAACCTTGCCGGATAACTGTATCGACCTTATCGCGACTGACCCGCCTTATTTTCGGGTTAAAGACTGCAGCTGGGATAATCAGTGGAACGATGTGACGGCTTACCTTGCGTGGCTGGATGAACTACTGGCTGAATTCTGGCGGGTACTGAAACCCAACGGTAGCCTGTATATGTTCTGTGGTTCGCGTCTGGCCTCTGATACAGAACTGCTGGTACGGGAACGGTTTAATGTGTTGAACCATATTATCTGGGCGAAACCGTCTGGCCCGTGGCGCAGGCAGAACAAAGAAAGCCTGCGGATGTATTTTCCGGCCACTGAACGCATCATTTTTGCCGAACATTATCAAGGGCCTTATCATCCGAAAGGTGATGGCTATTTCAAGCAATGCCGCGAACTGAAACAGTCGGTATTTAAACCACTAATCGATTATTTCCGTGAGGCCCGGAAAACGTTAGGTGTCACGGCAAAAGACATTCACAAGGCCACTGGAAAGCAGCGTTGAAACTCAATCGCCGGGTTTTGGGCGTTGAGCTGGAAGAAGAGCGGTTTAAGCAGACTGAGCGGGAAATAAACGAAATACTTTCTGCCAGTAGTAAAGTTTGAGTTTATACCTCACTGAATCACGTACTCGACTAACTGATAAACTTTATAATACGCCACCCTTATTTTAAGGCGTATTGATTCTGTTATAGGCTATTCAATTGAGATAAAAACCTGACTTAATTAATATTAACTGGCTAGTTAGCAGTAGGATGAAATGACCTTTAACGAATAATAAAGTGAGGTGTTTATGTCTGACGTTAATAAGCTAAAGAATTGCATGCTGTTATTTGATCTTAATATAGGAGCTACACCTCCATATATAGGTCCTGAAATGCCGGCTAAAATCCATTTGTTTGGATATCTTGCTGATAGGGAATTGTTACCGGATGCATGGCCTTTTGGTACACTAACTAACTTCCAGAATGAAACAGATATTACTCAATTTTCTTATTTTTCATGGGATGGTGATAGGATGTCAATTAGTATTAGAGTCTCTTCCGATAACAATCAAGCAGGTTATCAGAAGATGGTAGAATTATTTAACAAAGATCTTATTATAACTGTTAATGATACAAATTATAATCTTGGTCGTAGTGCGGATGATATTTATTTCCAAGGCAAACAACAATACGAATTCGTCGGTTCGTATAATGGCTGGTGGACATCTGATAATGACGACATAAGAAATTTAGGCTTTCTGTTGAAAGAAAATATAAATAATACACTGCATTTCTGCTTCAACTGGAAATAAATCTACATATTTAATTCAAGGCTGCTTAATGCGGCCTTTTTTGTTTTGGTCGCCAACTACCGAGAAAGTGTTGGGTGCGTAGCGGAGTTACATGTTCCAGCCGACCGCAAACGCTCATATTGGCAGGACCACAATTTAGCATCTGAAATCATGCAGGCACAGCCTGTTATCAGTACGCGCTGCGTATCTACCGCCCTCGATTCTGAGGGCACACTCTTAACGAGGTCGCAAATGCGGCCTTTTTCGTATCTGCAATCCTAACTATTTGATATTCATTCGATCGATATGGGAATTCCCATAACGACCTCCTATTAACCTACTCACAGGGGTAACCATCGTTCACCCCACGGACGCCCATTGTTCAGATGGGGTGGAATATGAAGATGAAAGAAAATCCTGACTTATGGGCCGACCTATTAAACGGCCTAAAAAACTCGTGGCCGCAAATATCCGGCTCTGTTTTGGCTGCCTTGATTTGCTACGGTCGCCTGATTTATGACGGCGTGGAACGAAAGAACCGCTGGGTTGAAGCTCTGCTGTGTGGTGCGCTGTCATGGAGTGTGTCCAGTGGTCTGGAAATGTTCGGCATCCCTGCCAGTTTTGCACCGGCTATCGGGGGTGCCATTGGGTTTATTGGTGTTGAGAAGCTACGCGAGTTTGCTGTTCGTGCCATTAATAAACGTTTGGGGGATAAACAGTGACCAGAGGCATTCGCAATAACAATCCGGGCAACATTGATCATAACTTAGCTAATCAATGGCAAGGTCAGTTGAAGCATGACCCGAACATTGAAAAACGGTTCTGCCGGTTTGAATCACCCGAGTATGGTATTCGGGCACTGATGAAACTGTTGTGTAATTATCATAAGGGCGGGTACAACAGCGTATCTAAGATTATCAATCGCTGGGCCCCAACCAATGAAAACAACACGTCGGCTTATATCAACGGGGTAGCTAAGGCGCTGAGTGTGGATCCGCATCAAGTTCTCGACATGAATAAACCCACGCTGATTGCGCTGGCTAAGTCCATTATCCGGCACGAGAACGGCCAACAACCGTATTCAGAGGCGACGTTTGAAAATGCGTTTGAGCGTCTATGACGTTCAGGCTGCGCATGTTCATTATCGGTACGCTGATAACCGTGTTTTGTCTGCTCGGTGGCCTGCTGTGGTTCTACTACAGCAAGTATCACCAAAAGGACAAGGATTATAACGAGCTGGACACGAAGTATCAGCATCAACAAGTCATGACCGCCAATACCTTTCAGACTGTCAGGATATTCAATGATATCTCACGCATTAATAGCGAAAGCCGGAACCGGTCAGCCGTGGATTCTGAGCAGACTAAAGCGGCCATCAAAGATGCGGTGGTCAATCATGATTGTGCCAATCGCACTGTGCCTGATGGGGCTGTTATCCGGTTGCAGCAACACACGAACCGAATACGTTCCGGTGCCACCGGTACCCATTCCAGCACATTTGCTCGCTGACTGTTTGCCTCCGGTGATACCGGACACAATGACATGGAGTGACAGTCTCATACTGAATGAGCAGCTACTGACGGTGATTGAGCAGTGCAATCTGGATAAGCAGGCGATACGGGAAATAGAAGAGAATGGCAGGTCATCCCTGAATATGTGAGAATATTGATAAGGCTCCTAATAAAATTAGTGTATAAAAATCTTATCTTATAGAGGTGGGTGTATGCTTTCAAATAAAGCTTTAGAAAATAATGATATAAAGATAATAAATAAGAAAATTAAAGATGTAATTTCTCTGTTAGCCTCGATGTGTGTTTTGGTCACTGGCTCATATCTTATGGGTGAGATGCTCATTGGAGCAAAAAAAGTAAGTGTTTTATGGATGGTATTATACTCTTTGAGTATTGTTTCTTTAATGGGGCTTTTGGTTATTGCATTTCATATAATAAAGTCTGATTTTTTAGAGGTGCGTAGAGAAGTATCATCAACGAAATATTCTAATATATTTTTTGTAATATTATGGTTTCCTGCAATAGGATTTTTAGGTGCATTGTCTGTTTCTGGTAATCAATTATCTGAGGTAATTACAGAATATAAATCAAATGAAAAACAAGTAAAGGCTCTTTTCCCTCCTCCAGCAGCATGGGCACTGCAACCTCCTTCAAACTCACTGGAAAAGTTAGATCAAGTATTTTCGATATCTGCGCTTGAATTGCCAAACTTGAATTCTGAAGAAAAAGTAGAGAAACACATCTCTCCTTATTCTTATTGTGTAAATGGGGAAACTGATATTGCTCTTACTAAAGTGGCTGCCTTAACTCTTCTTGATGCTCGTGAGGGTATTATGACCGATAGAGTAAAAATAAAATATTTACAAGAATATATTGAAATGCAAAGTAAAAGCAGGAATAAGCTTGAAGCAGATTAACAAAATGTCGCTGAATAATATAGTGGTCGCTTAGGCGGCCTTTATTATTTTTACTGAAACCGTTACCTCCGGCGGCGTGGGCGATGCAACCACCGTCGAACTCTCTGGAGAAACTGGATCTACTGTTCTCGATATCCGAGAAGGCATCATTAACGACCGGGCAAAACTGAGATATTTGCAGGAATATGTAAATACTGAATGTGGGAGAAAAAACAATGACTGAAATAGACGAACTTAATTCCTGTCCGTTTTGTAACAGTAGAAGGATAGAAATGAGCTCATATTCAGATGACACGTGGTTTTATGTGCAATGTACCGGCTGTGGAGCAAGTGGGCCAGAGGAAAATACCGCAGAGAACGCCGAAATTGCGTGGAATAACTCGAAGCCCAACTCCTCGGACTGAGGGATCATGTGCTGGGTTCGTGCCGTGGCTAAACCAACCACATTCTGACTGATTACCACCCCAGGGCAGATATAGCCTAAACGACCTACACGCCACCTCAGGGCAAATGATAATGGGTGGCAGGATTATGTAAATACTGAATGCAGAGGAAATAATGGGTGAGATGATTATTGGCTATATGACAGGCGGTCTCATGGCAATGGGTTACCTGTATATTTTGGTTAAGGCGATGAACTGGTTGGGCGGCCTACTGGTCAGTGCCTATTACAATCGCCGCAAGGAAGAGCGAAGGCAAAAAGCTGTTAACGAGCTGTACGACGCATTTAAACTCGACCAGCTACAGGATAATCAAACTGTACGTGTCGCTACAAAAGGTAGTTTAGTTATTATGATGTATCGGCAACAATCAGATGGCAAATAATAACCAGCCACCCCAGAGCAAATGATACTGGGGTGGCAGGAATATGTCAGGACGCAGTGTCTCGCACCGTAATTTTTAATCTGGTGTAATTCCACCAAATAACCCAAGCCATCACATCCGTGGTGGCTTTTTCTTTTTAAGGATCCCATAAATGACAGAACTCACCTTATCCCAGCAAATGCGGCTGGATGTCTTACGTCTCGTCATGAACGATACCGCAGCCGCCCAGAAAGCCATTGAGTTCATTGGTGATAACACGTTGAAGTTTGAGCTATTTAAGGAGCAATACAAATTGGTACAAACCGAATCTGGCGTTGTGGCCAGAGCAGATAAAGCCGTTCGTAATGCACAAGAAGCATTGAGCCTGTTCAATTAGTTCATCACACAGCCTATTCATAGAGTGGGCTGGATAATGAGTTAAGGAGGATATAAGCATGGAAACCAAAAACAAAGGCGGTCGTCCCTCTGATTACATGCCAGAAACTGCCGCGGATATCTGTGCAAAGCTGGCAGAAGGCGAGAGTCTTCGCAAGGTATGTGAGCGACCCAGCATGCCTAATAAGTCCACGGTATTTCGCTGGTTGGCTGAAAATCAAGTGTTTCGCGACCAATACGCGAAGGCAGCAGAGCAAAGGGCTGACGCTTTATTCGAGGAAATGCTGGAGATTGCCGATGATGTCATGCCAGATGCAGCAGAGGTGGCAAAAGCAAAGCTGCGTATTGATACCAGAAAATGGTCATTGGCTCGCATGTCTCCTAAGAAATACGGTGATAAGGTCACTCAGGAAATTACAGGCGCTAATGGTGGGCCAGTGAAAATTGAAACCTCTCCTATGAGTACACTATTCGGCAAGCAATGAAAGCATGACACAAATAAACCCTATCTTTATGCCGTTCATTGAGGCGCACCGCTATAAAGTCGCCAAAGGCGGCAGGGGTAGCGGTAAGTCATGGGCGATAGCCCGATTGCTCATTGAGGCGGCAAGGCGGCAACCGGTGCGCATCCTATGTGCCCGTGAGCTACAGAACAGTATCAGTGATTCAGTGATCCGCTTGCTTGAAGATACCATCGAACGAGAGGAGTATTCATCAGAGTTCGAAATTCAGCGCTCCATGATTAAGCACCTTGGCACTAACGCTGAGTTCATGTTCTACGGCATTAAAAATAACCCCACAAAGATTAAATCCCTTGAAGGTATTGATATCTGCTGGGTGGAAGAAGCTGAGGCGGTAACGAAAGAGTCATGGGATATTTTGATCCCCACTATCCGAAAGCCTAACTCTGAAATCTGGGTGAGCTTCAACCCGAAGAACATCCTGGATGATACCTATCAGCGATTTGTGGTGAATCCACCTGATGATATCTGCTTGTTGACTGCCAACTACAGTGATAACCCGCACTTTCCCGAAGTCCTCCGATTGGAAATGGAAGAGTGCAAACGGCGTAATCCCACGCTTTACCGTCATATTTGGTTGGGCGAACCCGTCAGCGCAAGCGATATGGCTATCATTAAACGCGAATGGCTTGAAGCCGCTACCGATGCACATAAAGTGCTTGGCTGGAAAGCGAAAGGGGCGGTTATTGCTTCTCATGATCCGTCTGATACTGGACCTGATGCGAAAGGTTATGCCATGCGACATGGCTCAGTCGTGAAACGCATCGCCGAAGGGTTACTAATGGATGTTAATGATGGTGCTGACTGGGCTACTGGACAGGCCATTCATGATGGCGCTGATCACTTCCTGTTTGATGGTGATGGATTAGGTGCTGCTTTGCGTCGCCAGGTCACTGATGCTTTTACCGGAAAGAAGGTTGCTGTAACCCTGTTTAAAGGGAGTGAATCCCCCTTTAACGAAGATGATCCTTATCAGGCTGGCGCATGGTTCGATGAAGTTGTTGATGGTGACAATATACGCACCATCGGAGATGTATTTCGCAATAAACGGGCGCAATTCTATTATATGCTGGCTGACCGCCTCTATCTGACCTATCGCGCCATTGTTCATGGTGAATATGCGGCTTCTGATGACATGTTGAGCTTTGATAAAGCGGCAATCGGAGAACAGATGCTTGAAAAGCTGTTTGCAGAACTGACGCAGATTCAGCGCAAGTTTAATGGCAATGGTAAGCTGGAGCTAATGACGAAAGTTGAAATGAAACAGAAACTCGGTATCCCATCACCCAACTTAGCTGATTCTCTGATGATGTGTATGCATTGTCCGCCAGTAGCAGCAACGCCTGACTATTCCCATTACAAAGTCCCTTGTGGTGTAGGTTGATATGGAAGACGAAAATAAAACAACAAATAAATTAGCAGACTGGCATCAGAAGGTCTTGCGTAATTTTGATAAAGCGTATACCGGAAGCCAGAGTATGCGCGAGCAGGTGGTTGAGGCTCAGCGTTTTGTGCGTGTGGCGGGTGCTCAATGGGAAGGCAGTACCAATGCGGGCTACTCGTTTGAGGAAGGCCGCTTTGAGCGTTATCCCCGCTTCGAGTTAAATAAAATTGCCCGTGAATGTGATCGTATCATTGGTGAATACCGACAGAACCGTATCAGCGTGAAATTCAGGCCGAAAGACAATCAGGCCTCTGAATCGTTAGCCGAAAAGATGAATGGTAAGTTCCGTGCCGATTATCAGGAAACGTCAGGCGGTGAGGCGTGTGATAACGCGTTCGATGATGCTGTCGTCGGCGGCTTTGGTTGTTTTCGTCTGTGTGCTGACTATGAAGACGAAATGGACCCCAGCAATGAGCAGCGCCGGATCAGTTTAGTGCCCATTTACGATCCGGCCACCTGTGTTTTCTTCGACCAAGATAGCAAGCAGTATGACCGAAGTGATGCCATGTGGGCTTTGGAAATGTTTTCTATGACGCCAGAGGCATTTAAAGCTGAATATCCTACATCAAATATGGCTAGTCTTAACCGGGGTGACACCGGCACACGGTATGACTGGTCAACGCCAGATGCCATCTATGTAGCCCGTTATTATGAGGTTCGCATAGAGAAAACCCAGATTAGCGCATGGCGTAATCCCATCACGGGTGCGACGGCGGTTTACGATTCAGAACAAATCAAAGACATCATTGATGAGCTGGCAGAGGGTGACTTTGAAAAGTTGGGTGAGCGACAGGTTAAGAAACGCCGTGTTTACTGTGGGTTGTTGTCCGGCTCTGACTGGTTAGAAGAACCAAAGCGAATTCCCGGCGAACATATCCCTCTGGTGCCGGTCTACGGTAGGCGCTCATTTGTGGATAATCAGGAGCGCATTGAAGGCCATGCAGCCAAAGCCATGGATGCCCAGCGCCTTGAGAACCTGATGGTGTCCATGATTGCCGATAACGCGACTCAGGCAGGCGGAGACGGTATTCCGGTTGTTGACGTGGATATGATACCGGGTCCACTTGCCAGTCATTGGGCAGAGCGTAATAAAAAACGCCCTGCTTACCTGCCAATGGTGAGTTTAAAAAACAAATCAGGAGAGATTACCGCGCAGGCGCAGGTGAGTAGCTATACGCCACCCACCCAAATGCCGCCCGCGCTTGCCGGACTTCTGCAATACACCGGCACCGCTATCCAGCAAATCACCGGCGCAAGCCAGCTTGAGAATATGCCAAGCAACATTGCCACCGATACCGTTGATAGCATCTTTAACCGGATGGATACGCAGAGCTATATCTATATGGATAATATGGCTAAGTCATTGCGTAGAGCAGGTGTTATCTGGTTTTCAATGGCACGTGAGGTCTATGGTAGTGATACGCCAATGCGGGTGGTTAATGAAGATGGCACGGATGATGTCGCCCTGATGAGTGGTGAGGTGATTGACCGCCAAACCGGTGAGGCTGTTGCGCTTAATGACCTCTCTCAGGGCAAATATGAGGTCACCGTGGATGTGGGGCAATCATTTGCTAATCGACGGGATTCTACAGTTAAAAGTCTGCTTGATATGCTGGCACTTGTGCCACCGGGAACGCCAAAGCATGATCTGCTTTCTTCCATTGTGCTGGATAACATGGACGGTGAAGGCCTAGGCGACTTAAAAGAGTACAACCGTAAACAGCTTCTTCTGTCTGGGGTAGTTAAGGCAAGAAACCCAGAAGAAGAGCAAAGGGTTGCTCAGGCTCAACAACAGCAATCACAGCCTGACCCGGCAATGGTTGCAGCGATGGCCCAGGATAAGCTGGCTCAAGCAGAAATGCAGAAGGCCATGAATGAACAGGCTGAGATACAGGTTAAAGCATTCAAGGCGCAGGCTGATGCTCAGGTTGCGGCGGCAAATGTTGTTAAGATCCTCGCCTCAGCAGATAGTCAACAAAAATCCGATATCCGTGAAGCGCTCAAACTGCTTTCTCAGTTCCAGCAACAGCAAGAAGATAACCAATAACCAACTTAATCACGCTCAGGCCGTCTTGATGAGGCCGGGCATGCTATTGCCTTCCGATGGGCTTATATCGAGTAAATAAGGGGTATTTATGTTTGATACGGCAGAAAACACACCACCAGAAAATGATCTGAATAACATAGCGCCTGAGCAAATTCCGGGCGGTGACGCACTGAATGATACTGATAGTAACAACGCTAATGACAATAACACTGTCGATACCAGCGTTGAAACTAACGATATTGATTCAGAACAGGCATTTTATTTTGGTGAAGAAGAGCTGGGTTCGCCGTCCAGTGATGAAGAAAAGGAGCAGGGGTTAGTTAAACATCTGCGCAGCACCATCAGGGAAAAAGATAAAGAGCTGAAAGCGTTTCGTCGCCAGCAGCAACCGCCCCAGCAGCCGGAGTTTCAACAGCCAGTTATCCAGCCGCCACGTATGCCGCAATTGTCTGATGAAGGCATTGATTGGGATGAGGATATTTATCAAACCAGGATTACCGAATGGGCCGATAAAAACAGCCAGTATCTTAATCAAAAGGCAGAACGAGACCGGCAACAGCAGGTATTGCAGCAAGCGCATCAGCAGAAAATGGCGACTTATCAGGAGCGAGTGAAATCGCTGAAAGTGCCCAGCTATCAACAAGCTGAACAGGCAGTGATTGATGATGTGCCGGAAGTGATTCAGGCCATGATCCTACATTTTGCTGAGAAGCCGGAAATGGTCGTCTTAGCGTTGGGACGCAATGCAGAACTGCGCCAGCAAATGGCAAATGCCACTGACCCCGTGGCAATTGGTCGCTTGATTGGTTCCATTGAGTCAAAAGCGAGAATTATGCCAAAACCCAAAAATAACGCAGCCACTACGCCGGAAGTTAAAGGCGGGAATGGTGCTGCCCTGAATAATTTAGAAAAAACTGAAATCAGAAGCACTCGAAAGCGGCAACTGGGATAAATACTTCGCCGCCAAAAGAGCCAGGAAATAATCCATCGGAGCAGATGAAATATGGCTAATCAATTAGCAAAAGACTTAGAAATCATGTTTGAAAACTACGTGGACGGCTTTGAAGCCGCTGGCGTAGTCTCCCGTAATGCGAAGAAATTCCGCCCCGGCGATACCGCTATGCAGCGTGCAGGCGATGTCATTTACCGCCCTCAGCACTATCATATGAACGTGGAGGAGGGGCTAGATCTGTCTGGCAAAGAACCCACAGCACTGGTTCAGCGCCTCGTTCCCTCCGTGTTCAAAGAACCCAAGAACATCCTGTACACGCTGGATGCACGAGAAATGCGTGATCCAGAACACAAAACAGAAGCAGGCAGGGCAGCAGGTCAACGCCTTGCCGCGCAGATTGATTCTGACCTGATCCAGATGGCTACTCAGCGTGCAACCAATGTGATTGCGATGGCGAATAATACCTCTGGCGGACAGGGGCGTGATTTATGGAACTGTGCGGCAGGCATTGACGCCACCATGACAGCGATTGGTGTTCCGCAGGGTATCAATCGCCGTTCTTTCTGGAACCCGTTCAACTACAAAGATCTGGCCGGTGAATTGGGTATGCGTGCCTATGCGCAGGGCACAACGCTGACGGCTTATGAAAAAGCGCAAATCCCACCCGTTGCCAGCTTTGACAGTTACAAAACAGATATCTCAGGGCGTGTCCCCAAAGGTACGGCTGAGGCGTTAACTCTGGCAGCGGCTCCAGCACACAAGGTTGTGGCAAAAGATGCTAACGATATGCCGGTTGATAACCGTCAGGGTACGATCACATTATCTGGTGCCGGATTGCAGGTGGGTGACGCATTCACGATTGCTGATGTGTATTCCGTGCATCAAATCACGAAAGACACCACCGATCAGCTACAGGTTTTCCGCGTTCTGGCTATCAGTGGCTCTACGGCGACTATTTCTCCGCAGATTTTACCGCCTGATAATGCTGATGTTGCCAGCCAGCCTTATGCCAACGTTAACACTAATGCGGCAAACGGCGCGGCAATCACTCTTCTTAATAAGAATGCAGCGCCTACAAACTTATTCTGGGCTGATGGTTCCGTCGAATTGATGTACGGGAAATTGGCATTCCCTACCGGACAAGGCCCACAGGTGATGACAGCCACCACTGAACAAGGCGCAACATTGATCATGTCTTACTTCTTTGACCATATCAAAGGCGTAACGACAACCCGCTTTACCACGCTGTATGGTTGTTCTGTACTGGTTCCTGAGTATGTCGGGTTAGTGATTGCAGGACAGTAATCTGAGGGGCTTATGCCCCTTTCTAATTTTGGAGAAATGACAATGATGACATTTAGTGCAGCATTAGACGCCCTGAAACAAGGTAAACCTATCGCCCGTAATGGTTGGAATGGAAAGGGGATGTTCCTGTACTTAATTAAAGGAACGGAATTACAAAGGGGACTTAAGTATGGTTATGGGGAATATGTTGGCGAACCATCCTTTGTTGATTCCATCTGCATGAAAACTGCTGATAACAAGTTAGTGGTGGGATGGCTTGCTAGTCAAACAGATCTCTTAGCTAATGATTGGGTTATCTTGGGGTGATACATGAAAACCATGCTGTATAAACAGGGCACAATGATCACCTGCGGTTCTTATTCACTGGATTACATTGTTGTGATCAGTGAAGAGATTGAAGACAGTTTGAAACAGGGGTGGGTAAAGCATCCAAACGAAACCGCAGAAAAACCCAAGCGTAATGAGGCAGTAAAAGATGGCGAAGACCAAGGGTGATTTAGTTCTTAAGGCATTGCGAAAGGCTGGTCTATATTCAGATGCGACACTGACTGATGCTGATCCACAGTCTATCGAGGATTCAATCGGCGATCTAGAAGATATGATGGCACAATGGCAAGTGAAAGGTATTGGACTTGGATATCTGTTTGCTGACTCTGCCAATGGCGTTCAACCCATGCCGGATGATGATTCAGGTATTCCTGCATGGGCCAATGATGGCGTTTCTTTAAAGTTAGCGGTGCAAATGTGCATGGATAACGTTATTCAGCCATCGGATGCGTTGTTAACAGCGGCAGATTCAGCTTATCAAGCCATATGTATCGCTCTGACTACCGTTCCATCATTGGAAAGGCGAAATGACATGCCGACAGGCTCAGGTAATCGAAAGGCTTTCTCATGGGATCGTTTTTATATCGAAAAAAATAACCCTGTTATATAGGTGAGTTATGCCAATACAACAACTCCCGCTGATGAAGGGGAATGGTAAAAACTTCCACGATGCTGATTATGTGGATCTGCTTCCGGTCAATATGTTGGCCACACCGAAAGAGATATTAGGGACACCGGGATATCTGCGCTCTTTCCCCGGTATCACTCAGCATGCTGATGTTGCCGGAATATCGCGCGGTGCCGAATTCAACACCAAAGAGTCCGCGGTTTATCGCGTTCTGGGCAGCAAGCTATATAAAGGTACAAATACCATTGGGGATGTCTCTGGTTCTGGTCGTGTCAGTATGGCGCACAGCTATAACAGTCAGGCTGTTGCAGCTAATAGTGCGCTGTCAATCTATCGTTATGACGGTACGGTTAAGCGGCTGGAAAACTGGCCTGCTTCGTCTGGGTATCAACAATATGCTATCGGTTCAGTGCGTGATATCTGCCGTTCCCGTGGCCGTTATATCTGGGTAAAAGACGGAACGGATACTTTTGGTGTCACTGACTTGGAGGATGAGTCCCATCCCGACCGTTATCGTGCGCTATACCGTGCCGAATCCCAACCGGATGGTATTATCGGGATCGATACATGGCGTGATTTCGTGGTCTGTTTCGGTTCGTCAACCATTGAATATTTCTCACTGACGGGTGCCACTGATACGCGGGCAGCAATTTATATCGCCCAGCCCTCACTCATGGTGCAAAAAGGGATTGCCGGCACGCATTGCAAAACAGTGTTCGGTGACTCCCACGCCATTATTAGCCATCAGGCCACTGGTGCGCCATCGGTCTATGTCATTCGTCAGGGACAAGTAGCCCCGATAGCCACAGCATCAATAGAGAAGATGCTGAGAGACTACACAGCGGATGAACTGGCTGCTGGTGTAATGGAAACGGTGCGGTTCGATGCACACGAATTATTGATTATTCATCTGCCGCGTCATGTTTTGTGCTACGACGCCTCAGCCAGTCAGAGTGGTGTGCAGTGGTGCATCCTGAAAACTGGCCTGTTTGATGATGTCTATCGCGGTATCGATTTCATGTTCGAGGGTAATCAGATAACGGTTGGTGATAAACGCGAGCCTATGACCGGACAGCTTAATTTCTCTGCATCTGACCAGTACGGGCAGCAGCAGGAGCATTTGCTGTATACGCCAATGTTCAAAGCCGACAACGCACGGGTATTCGATTTCGAGCTGGAAGCCTCTACTGGTGTATCTCAATACGCTGACAGGTTATTTCTCTCTGCAACGGCTGATGGTATCAATTACGGGCGCGAGCAGATGATCGAACAGAACGCACCATTTATCTATGACAAACGGGTATTGTGGCGACGTGTTGGTCGTATCCGTAAAAACATCGGATTTAAAGTGCGAGTAATCACCAGATCCCCTGTCACCCTCTCCGGCTGCCAAATCAGGTTGGAATAATTATGGCTGATAATAGTCTCAAAAACCCTGTAGAAATACAGGCGACTCGAATAGATGCAACGCTGCTCCCCAGTAATTTCTCCCAACCCTATTTTCTGTATGTCGTTCAACAGGGAGCTGATTTAGGCAATGTGGCAAACAAGGCTAATCAGGCAGGTGATGGAGCCTATGATGCTCAGGTTAAAAACGATGAGCAAGATATTATCCTTGATGATCATGGAAAAAGAATAACTCGGGCAGAAGAAACGCTAGAAGACCACGAAGTCAGAATCACCAAAGCAGAGGAAGACTTAGCAAAACTTGAAGTTAGGGTTTTGAATATCGAGCATGATGTTGATGGTCTTAAGATAAAGATACAAAACATAGATGGTCAGATATCTGAAATAAAAGTTGACTATGTATCCAAGAAAGCAACAGCAACTCAAGTTATCTCATCACCCATCGATGTAAAAAACAACTACCTAATAAATGGCGTCAATGTTGTGGGTCAAAGGGTCACTGGTTTTACCGTAATGACTGGTGATGCTAGTAAAGGGGCAATTGATGCCAATCAGTCATGGAACGCAGGCCAAACTTACGATCAATCTGTCACCCAATCTCTAATGAATGCAGTCACATCGCTAGCGAAAAGATGCAAAGCGTATGAAGACGCACTTCGAGCTCACGGACTCATCGACTAATGACAAAAATAGACACTATCACTGGTTCACAACTTATGCGGTTGTGGGGCGTTCCGTCATGGGTGGATTATCCGGCTGATTACTATCTCTGGCAGGGCTGCGGTGTATTTGTGGTGATTGAACGAGGCGAACATGTTGAATTGCACATGGCGATGAAGAAAGGCGAAAGACACCGCTCCAGTGATGCAGCCAGCGACATTCTTTCACTGATTGGCAATAGGGTTATCCATGCGCCGATCCTTTCAGCATCGAAGCACGTCTGTAATTTGGCGCGGAAATTTGGCTTTCACCTGCAATCAGATGATGTCGTTGAACTTATTGATGGGCGCAGAGAACAATTATTTTTAATGGTTAGGAGTTAATTATGGGTGGAATAGTTAGCGGTATCGGTAGCGCTGTAGGCGGAATAATCGGTGGTATCGGGGCGAGTAAAGGCGCTAAAGAGCAGTCCCGGTCAAACGACAGAGCCATTGATGCTCAGACACAGATGTTTGAGCAGCAAGGCCAGTGGTTATCACCGTTCCGTGAAGCTGGACAATCTGGATTATCTGGTTTACAGGGCTTGGCGGGTAAACCGATAGACCGAAATGCCTTACTTGGTCAGTACTTCAATAGTCCAGAGTACGCACAATTAGCAGATCAGGCACGATATCAAGCGTTGGCGGGTGCTGAGGCAACAGGTGGATTAGGTTCTACGGCAACAGGTAATCAGTTAGTCAGTATTGCGCCGCAACTGGGACAAAACTATCTGAACATGAAAACGGCCGAGCAACAAGACATGTATAACCAGTTGCTGGGGTTGGTTAACGTTGGTCTGTCGGGTGCGGGCGCTCAGTCTGCGGCAGCGGCTAACAATGCGAATGCTCTCGGTTCGTTGTACAGCCAACAAGGGGCAATAAATGCAGGGAGGAAAGCGCTTCCATGGCAGATTGCAGCGGGTGCCAGCAACAGCATCAATAATGGTGCATCGCAGGACATTAATCAGTTCGGCGGTATGGCCAGCAAAATGTTTGGCGGGATGATGGGGGGCATGTTCTGATGGTTCAGCCAATTAACTATTATGAATCTCTCATGCCTGATTTGGCAGGTCAGGCACTAAAGGAGACACAAAATAGGCTCGGTCAATCTCAATTGACGGGGCTAAACCTGCAAAACCAACAAATGCAGCAACAGATGAGCGAACAGCAAGCATTTAAACAGACGTTATCCGGTGCAATCAATGATCCGCAAAAGCTGCGAGAACTGGCAGTTCAATACCCCTCTCAGCTACAAAATATTCAGGCTCAGTTGGGATTCAGGAGCGCGCAAGATGTTGCAGCATTAGATAGTACGGTAAATCAATTGCAATTAGCGATATCGACAGGTGATCCGCGTAATGTAGCGGCGGCATTGGTGCAGAATGCTGAGGTTATTCAGTCTAAAGGTGTTTCGCCTCAACAGTTAATGACTATGTACGCGAACAATCCTGAGCAATTCAATGAGGTTCTTTTTACCGTTAAGCTGGGGACATTGAGCGCGAAAGACCAGCTTGCAGTGCTGGACAAGAAAGAAGGCCGGGAAATTGATCGCGGAAAATTGTCTGAGAGCATCCGCAGTAATCAGGCTTCTGAGTCGCTACAGGCGAGAGGTCAGGATATATCAGCAACTACGGCGCGTAGGGGGCAAGATATCCAGATGCGCGGACAAGATATCGGGGCTGAAAATGCCCGCCTCAACAGGGAGATCAAAAAGGCCGAGTTCGCCCAAAATGCTATTGATCGTCAATTAAAAACGGAAACAAATCAAATCAAACGCGATGACTTGCTTCTGAAACAACAAGAGTTCAAACGGAAAGGCGAGCAAGCTAAAACTGATAAATATGATACCTATCTCAGTCAGATCAATGCTATTGATCAAACCATCGGTACGGCAAACCGGATATTAGATAGCCCGGGATTTAATGGATATTTCGGGATTAATATAAATCCCTTTGGTAACAGATATCTTCCAGGTACTGATGCCGCCAATACTGAGGCCTTGGTTGACACACTGAAATCACAGACATTTCTAGCAAACGTTCAGTTAATGAAGGGGCTGGGGGCATTATCTAATGCGGAAGGACAGAGGGTGACAGATGCTATAGGTAAGCTTTCTCCCTCCATATCAGAAAAAGCGGCCAAAGAAACGATTAAGACAATCATTTCCGTCACCAATAAGGGAAAGCAGAGACTGGATAATAAATTCAGTACGGAGGCGGAGAAATATAGAAAAGAGCAAGCGGCTCCATCCAGTAATCAAAGTGAATATTCAAGTTTATGGGGTGACTAATGGCTAAACCGTGGCGGGACGTTGTTGCGTCCCCACAATACCAATCGCTAAACCTACAACAGCAGGCAGCGGCGCAGGAACAATATTTCAATGAAATAGTTGTACCTAAAGCCGGTGATAAGGTCGAAGCCGCACGACAACAATTCTATGCAGCCTATCCATTACCACAACAGCAACAAGCAGGTAACCCAATCGCAGAAGCTGGAAAAGGCTTTCTTCAAGCTGGCGTAAACGTGGCTAATATTATTCCCAGCATTGGTGATGCGGTGGTTAGTGCTGGCGCTTGGGCGGGTGAAAAGGCTGGATTAGGTGATGGAACATACACACCCGCACAACGATTTGAGTTACCAAACAGTCTTAAGCCCCAAGATTCTTACGCTCAAATCGGCGCAGAAGTCGCGCCGTACTTAATACCGGGTGTTGGCACAGAGAAAGCCGCAGTAGCCCTTGGCTCCGTTGCCAATGCGGGTAAACTGGAGAGAGGGGCAACTAAACTGGCTGATATGGTGGCTGAAAATACTATAGGCGCATTGGCTCAGAACAGCTCAAAAGATAATGCGGGTGGGCTGGCGACTGATCTCGGTATTGGTACTGCGGCTAGCGGGGTGGCTAGGGTTGTCACTCCGGTTCTGGGTAAGGCGTTGAATGTCGTTGGTGAAAAGACAGGGCTGAATAAGCTATTTCGTGGAGCAGGTGGAGCCGGACAAGGTGCACCGCAACCTCCCCCTCAGAAACAACTAACGCCAGAAGAAACACTTCGCCAAATGGCAGCCCAGAAGAACCCCGACTTAGCTTCTTCCCTTCAAGGTCTTGATGTCAAAGTGCAGCCTGATGTAAAAGCCGCCGCTGATAGACTTGGAGTAACTGAGGATCTTCTCCCTTCCCATTTATCAGGCAACCAACAATATCAAGCCGTTGAACAGGCCATTAAATCCCGTGCTGGTTCTGCACTAAAGCAGCAAGAAGATGTGGCTATCCTGAAACTTTCTGAGAGTGCCGGAAAACTCATTGATGACGTTGCTAAAGCCCCTGATACACTATCATTGAATCAGAAAATTATTGGACAGGTTGACAGCAGGATGGCAGCACTTGAGCATCGTAGTGATCAGCTTTATAAACAGATTGATAATGCCATGCTGCCCGCAACCCGTGTTGAGGCTAATAATACAGCCGCAGCACTTGAGAGAAAGGCTGATGAATTAGGGGGCTGGGAAAATCTGGACACGATCGAGAAGGCTGTATTCAAGGCCGTTAATCCCAGTCAGGATGGTATTCTCACTTATGCCAACCTGAATAAGCAGCGCCGTTTAGTTGGTCAGGCATTATTTAAAAATCGCGGTCCATATAAAGATGCTGATGAGGGAGCATTGCGATATCTCTACTCTCAGTTATCTAAAGATCAGCGGACTGTATTAGGTGACGTGGGAGCTGGCAGGGACTTTGAAGTAGCTCAGCGCTTGGTTCAAATGCGTAAAGGGCTGGAAGATCAGATGGTGCAGTTGCGCGGCAAGAACCTGACAGGAGATATCGCGAATCGTAGCACATTGGCGGTTGCCTCTCTTGCGCGGGGGAATTCGAAACAATTCTCTGAGTTAATGAAAAACATTCCCAGCAGACAAATGCGCCAAGAGGTCGCCGGAACTGCTATCAGGGATATGCTATCAGCAGGCAAGCGCGGCGCTGATTTCAACCCTGCTGGTTTTGCTGACTGGTATCAGAATCTCAGAAAATCCGGCAATCTTCGTATTCTGGCGCAATATATGCCTCGTGAGTTTATGTCTGGACTACATGATACTTATGTCGTGGCCAATGCTATCCGGCGAGCAAAGTCATTCGAAATCACTACAGGGCGTTTGAATGATTTTACAAAACGCTTTGATGCAGTGACCGCACCTCATGAGTTAATGGCTAAATATGCAGGCAGAGTCGGCACAATGGCAGGGACAAAGTTAGGGCCATTAGGTGCTGTTGCAGGTGGCGCATTAGGGGAAAAATTAGCTGCACGTGCTCGCATGGCTGGCGGTGCAGGATCTTCTGAGGCAGCGGAAAAATTAATTTTATCATCTGAGTTTCAGCAAGCGACTAAAGGCATTGAAGTTCCTCCCGCAAGAGGAAAGAGCAAATATCGTAAAGACTTTGATGAAGCCAAACTCAGAACCTCTAAGCAATGGAGAGAGTTCTATGACACATTGTCCGATATAGACAAACGAACGATTGCCCGTATTGGGATAATTGGCTGGATTAATCAACAGGATGATAATCAGACTCAATCATCTAATCCAGCTTCACGAATGTAACTTAAAAAAATTGGAACTTCTTCATCTATAAATGGATTTACCAGTGCTTCCATTTGAAGGTTGATAATTTTTTTATACCATCACCTCACTGTTTATTTTTTGTTATATTACCCCAATCAAAGGAGATTGAACATGTCGATTGAAGAACGCTTAGATCGCCTAGAATCAGCGGTCAAAATTATGTCTATGAAGATGGCCAATCAAGAGCTTGAAGAATGTAACGCTGAGATTGAGAAAACTACAAAGCGCCTTGAAATCCTCAAGCAGTCGCGTGATAACCATCTTGCCGTGATTAGATCCGGTAACTATTTATAAGCATAGAAATGTCTTTATCTTCTGGGTCAAATGAATTTGATAGCTGGTCAAAGATAGCTTGCCTTTCTTCCTGTGGCAGCTTGGAATAAATGAGGAAAACCAGTTTTTGGAGCCTTATTATCTCTTTCTTTAGTTGTTCGGGTGATGATTGGTTATTGTTCCAGTTATTCATTTTTTATCCTTTCATACAGTTTAACTAAAGCTTCGAATAGTATCTGTTTTTCTCAGATTCAACAAACCACCTAACGCCGCTTAACTGCGGTTTTTTTACATCCAAATTTCAACCAATACAGTATCCCCTGCTGGGATTCCGCACGCCTGGAGTGACATAAATGTCAGAAATAATACCTAATGTTGTCGTCTCAATGCCATCACAGTTATTTACTATGGCGCGTTCATTCAAGGCGTGTTCGAACGGTAGGATATACATTGGCAAGATAGATACAGATCCCACCATATCAGATAACCAAATTCAGGTTTATCTTGAGCGTGAGAACGGAGCGCATATACCTACTTCCCAGCCTATCATTATCAATGCCGCTGGTTATCCTGTTTATGCTGGGCAGATTGCCAAGTTCGTGACCGTTGAGGGGCATTCTATGGCTGTTTATGATAGCTATGGAGCGCAGCAGCATTATATCCCTAATGTATTGAAATATGATCCTGATCAGTTTCAGATCCAATTGTCAGAACCGGATGGGTCAAGTAAGGTTGGGTTCATTCAGGATTCTGCAGATGCAATGCCATCTAATTTGGAATACAAAGCCAGTCAGTTATTTACATTTGACGACTTTATTCCAGATAGCGTTAAGGGAAATACCGAAACAATAGATTGCTCTGCGTACATCCAGATTGCTATAGAGCGTGGATTTGCTGCCGGCAGAAAAGTTTGCGGCGTTTCAGGAAAAAAATATGGCATTTCTTCAACGATATTGATCCCACAGAACTTTGACAGCACATTCGTAAAAGCGCAGCGGCAAGAGATTGACGGGCAGGGCTGTGTTTTTAACATGCTGACAGATGTAACCCTGTTTGAGTCTGGTTACTATGATAACGGCGTGCTGAAGTCCAACTATGGAACGATACTTGACTCTCATTACAGTAAATATATTGATTTGCATGGATTTAGTATTGTCAGCAAAGTCGGGAATCTCACTGCGCCCACCATGCGGATACAAGATTGGCATCACGACAGCAAAATCAGAGATATTTCATGTAATTGCTCAGCAACTTTACTCAAGTCTAACAACAATTATTTCACACTATTTGATAGCCTGACTGGTGAATATCCTGTCGAAAAAGTTGGAGACAGATTTGTTTTTGAGGGGTTTCATAACCTTAACAAAATGAATCGACTTATTGCTACAAATGCAGTGACTGGCTATAGATTTGACGGCCCAGTAACCGCTTTGCAAATGAGTCAGGTGTCATTTGAAGGTCAATCCGTGGGGGTGCAATTTAAAGCTACTGTTTATGATCTATATATTGATGGTGCTTATATTGAAAACATATCAAATGCAGCCATAGTGTTTGCTGGCTATGTGCATAGCTCTGCAATTTACAATAGCTATGTTAACTTCCAGAATGATACAAATATGCGACTAGTGGTTTACACCCCATCACCCGCCAATCAGTTTTACATTGATCGGTCGGTTAGATTTCAGGATATGCCTTCGATATCGAATATAGTTAGTGGTCTTGATAATACCTACGGAGCTGGTTTTACTGTTGATAGGCCAACAGATCTAGCATCCAGCATCAACGATTTCCTGTTAGATAACACACATATTGGTATACATATTGGCTGGCGTCAGGAAAAGATTTTTGGTCAAATAGTTGGTAATGTTATAAACCATAGAATTACAGGTAATTATGCTGGTCAGTATAGCGATGGTTTGCAAAGTAGCAATGGTTTTGAATGGATAAATACATCAAGCACCACGTTGTTACTGCGAACCAGGGCGGTTCGTAGCCTGACTGAAATGCTGTATGTAAACATCTCAGTAGAGTATGTGGGCGGAACGAAGGCGGTATCAGGGTTATTTGTTGCAGGTAAGTTGTATGAGTTCACATCTACAGGAGTGAAGTTCACTCTAAACCTAGCTCTTAACTCTGACAATCCGCCTTATGTTCAGATTGAAGGAGCTAATAATCTTGTGACGGGAATCATTACTGATGTCAAGGGTGAGATTCGTATTCTATAAAAGGTTTGAACTTATCATTCAGCCACTATTAAACTATTTCTAGATCATTTTGCCTTGTGTGGTTCTAGCCGCCGTCATCATAAAATCGTAAATTATTAACGCAATATAATATACTTGCAATAACATGACGATATGATATTTTGGCGCCAAATTATCATGCCATTTTGATCTGGATCGTTTATGAGAAGAAATAATTGCTTTGATGTCATTAGGTTACTTGCTGCTTTGATGGTTCTTTTTTCGCATCATTTTGCATTATCTGGAATGCCTGAACCAACTATTGCAAATATGGAAAGCTTGGGTGGAATTTCTGTTATAGTTTTTTTCTCCATTTCAGGATATCTTATTTGTATGTCAGGAATGAGGTCTGAAGGATTTTCTGGGTTCATGGCCAAAAGGTGTAGAAGAATATTTCCAGCCCTTATACCATGCTCCATATTTGTATTTGTCATAATTGGCTGCATTATAAATTATGGAAATATTACAGAATACCTGTCATCTCCTATTTTTGTTAATATACTGAAAACAGTAACACTTCAAAATGTTGATACAAGCTATTTAGCCAGCAACTTTATATTTAAACCAAGCATGATGGGAAGCCTCTGGTCACTGCCGGTTGAATTCGCATGTTATCTCATTCTTGGTTGTGCTATAAGCATTACTCGTTCCACATCTGTATATCCACTCATATTTGCAATATTTCTTGTTGCCGCACTTTATGTTCTCAAAACGGGTTACAACGACTTCTTTTTTAATGTTCCTGTCGATATGCTTATAACTCGCGGTATGTGCTTTTTTCTTGGTGCATCACTGGCGATTTCAGTGGATGCGTGGAACAAAAAAGAAATAAAAATATTCACTTTAATTATACTTTCAGCTTATATGATGACAACTACTCCATTAATAGATCATAAAATTGTAGGTTACATCTTCTTTAGTTTGCTTGCCATTTTTATTGGGGTTTCATTTGAAGATAAAGTTATTTCTGGAAAATTTGATTATTCATATGGCATTTATATTTATGCTTTTCCTGTTCAGCAAGTTAGTATTAATATGATGGGGCTAGGGTTTTATGGAAGTATGATTCTTAGCTTTATAATGACAATTATTCTGGCCGCATTATCATGGCACTTAGTTGAAAGCCCATTCCTACGAAAGAAAAAATCTGATAAATTGAATCAGCTAAAAATGGTAATGAAATGGAAATTATGGGCGCAAGTAATTAAAAATTACAGTAGATAA